TGCCCTGGATCGATCACCCGCTGGGGCCTCGAAAGGGCCATTCAAGGGGCTCCTAGGGTCCCCTGGAGCGCTGCAGGCTACGCCCGTGGACTCCGCTGCTGGATCGCCGACCACGTTTCGGCCATTCATGCAGTTGAATTCAGCATTCACCACAGTGCCGGCTTCGCTGGAACGTGCGACGCCTTGCTCGACATTCAAGGCACTGGTCCGTGCCTCGTGGACTGGAAAACCAGCGTCCGCGAGCGCACCGAAGAGATGCTCACCAACTACATCGACCAGCTCGGCGCCTACAGCGTTGGACTCATGAGTCTCACCGGCATTAGAGCCGCTGGAGCGTTCGTCGTGGTGGCGCGTCGCACCGGCGCCCCGCAGATCCGCCAACTCAGCGATTTAGAACTACGAGGCGCCGAATCTAGGTTCCTGGAGCGTGTGGAACGTTACTTCTCGGCCCTGCCGGGCCTCGAAAAATCGCATTCACAGTGCTCGCTGCGCTCGCACGAAAAAAGCCATTCATAGGCGCAAAAAGCCATTCACTGCCCTGGAACGCCTGCTATTACTGCGCTGGGGACATAACCTAAAAACAATTATGTTATGCCTCCCTGCGCCCGCAACGGGAATCCCTGGAGTGGTGGAGCGCTGAGCTTATTGAGTCTCGTTCTCAGTCTCATGAGTCTCACGCACAGGCGCAAGAAAGGGCCAACCAAAGGCCAGCCCTGGAGCGTTTCAGACCCAGCCACCCTGGGACGTTTGGTAACCCTGCCAGCGTTTGGCAGCGTCAGCGGCTTTTACAAGCTGGCACACTGCTTTAACGTCACCGGCTGCCGCTGCAACGTCGATAAGGTGAGCGAGCTGGCCCTGGATTGTTTCAGCGTCCAATGGCTGGCACGTTTCCGTGTCGGCTGGTCCGTCATCGCTTGCTGCGATTTCTTCAGACGCTGCGCGGACGTCAGCGTAAGCGGTGGAGCGTGAAACCTGGAACTTAGCGCTCACCATGGTGGCGACGCTGGCGACACGGCAGCCACGTTCCAACATGGCGCGAGCGTAGCTGTGACGCTGCGCGATCTCTTGGCTTGTCATCAGCAGCACTCCGGGAACGTGAAGCCTTCCGGGATCTCCCACAAGTCGCCGTCCTGGTGGAGCGTCCAAGTGATGCCGTTTTCGTCTGTGACGCTGGCGGATTGCAGGATGCAATCCCAAGCCTCCCAATACCACTCTTGATCTGGTCCGGCTTGGCACGTTTGGACGTCTTCCCAGTCAACGCACATAAGTTCCGCTTCCTCCTGCGTTATGTCAGCGCAGAACAGCTGCGGGATGTAGATACCGTGTGAGTCCAGCAGCACAAGCGCTGGCTCAGGGTTGCGGTGTTGGCCCATGGGTGGAGCGTGAAACTACCCCAGCACAGTAGAAAGAATGGACGGATCCGTCAACCTGGAAAACCTGGACGGATTGGACGGGCTGGATGTGTTGACAGGGTGGAGCGTTGTGCTTATTGTCTGGGGGTCGTTCGGCACACCACGCCATGACCTCAACACTTCTCAAGCCTGAGGCGATCGCCACAGCAGACCGTATCTGCTGGGATTGCCCAACCCTGGACTCAGACCTCCACATCCTGGAGAGTTTGGGCGAACCGTTGCCGCTGCCCGATCACATAGATTCCGGCAATTGGGCAACCGAGGAAGAACCAGCGCTCCTGCGGTGGTTCGCCAGGGAAACTCACCAGCAGTACGTGCAAGTGCTGCGCGACAACACTTACAACCACGATCAAGATCTCAGCGCTCAGCTGGTTTTCAGTGTCTTTGCTCCTGAGGACGCCGCTGACTGGTGCTGGTGTGACGACCTCTACGTGGTGGTGGAGCGCCACCTAGGTGGAGATGTGAGAGGAAACTACGGCAGTTTCTCAGTCTTCCGGGTTGATCGGATCGGAGAGTCTGGGTTCTTTGATTGGGTCTGCGGCTGGTTCGCCCGGCCTATTGCCGCAGACTACGGCAACGAATGGCCAGCGCTGCAACGCTGGAACGATCGCTTCAGTGTGGGTTACAGCCAGTGGCCAACTGGTGAGGTTAGGGATGCACTGACCAGCAAAGAACCGGCATGGAGCGATAAGCACGGCGCCTATGTTGCACGGCTAGAAGACGTTCCGTTCCCGGTGATTCTGGAGCCAGTGGCTCCCTACTACGGGGGTTGAGCGATGCTGGACACTATCCTGTCGGTCACTTTTACCGGCCAGCGCGTCACCGCTGAGCGCTCCCAGGATTCGCCTACGGGCTGGTGCGTTACCGGCTGGGAGCAAGGGTTGCCGTATGTGGTGCGATCCGTTGACACAGTGGCGTGATCTGTTATTGTATTAGGGAACGGATGACCCCCACCCCTGGCCCGTTCCCTTCCTTCCATGCTCACCACCACCGCAGCACTCTTGCTGGTGCTTCTCACCCTTCCGCTGATTGTCCTGCTATGGGCCACTGAGTCCAGGCCGGAGCGGGCCACTGGCGCTGGCTTCGTGAGATCGCCCCCACAAAACTTAATCAATTCTTCACTGTAAAACCGCTTCCTTAGGCCATGCATAGGATCTCTCTCAGAATCGCCATTTTTGCTATCACTGGCACGGCTGCCGCATTCGGCACCGTTGCTATTGGCACGGCAGCCGCTAAGCTCCCACACCGTGAAGCCGCTCAGACTCACGCTGTGCCGCTGCTGATGTCCGCAGCGCTGGCGGCTGCCTGCCTAGGCACCGCAGCGGCTGGCGCGGCTGATCTCACCGCTGGGCGGGATTAAGTTTTATTACAGTCTCGCGTTTGCTGCGCTGATCTGCTACAATACAGATACGAGGGCCACCCCTACCCTCACCGCTTCCATCCCATGGATCGCCCCACACCCCTTGCCGATCAGTTCGCCGCTGCGCTGGAGCAGATGCGCCAGGCAGACGAGCGGCAGCAGCAGCTCACCGCTGAGCTACTGGAACGCACCAGGCAGCTGCTGGCAGCGCTGGAAGACTGACCAGCCACCACCGGCCCGGCCACCACGCCGGGCCACCGCACCACCCCCGGCCACCGGGGGCGGGTTGCGGAGCAAAAGTCAAGTACCCTGTGCTACAGGGCCAAAAAATATACGCACCCAAACATTCTTCTGTAGCACACCCCCATGGCAAAGGTCCCGGAACTCACGCTCCGCCACGCTCAGGGCGAGGTCTTCACCGATCGCACCCGCTTCCGCGTCCTCGTCGCAGGCCGCCGCTTCGGCAAGTCCTACCTCGCCTGCATCGAGCTGGTGCGTGGAGCGATCGAACGCCCCGGCGAAACCTTCTTCTACTGCGCCCCCACCTACCGCATGGCCAAGGACATTTCCTGGAAAGTCCTCAAACGCCTCGTCCCCAACTCCTGGATCAAATCCAAAAACGAAACCGACCTCAAACTCGAACTCGTGAATGGATCGATGATCGAACTCAAAGGCACCGAAAACGCCATGGCCCTCCGGGGCCGCAGCCTCGCCGGCGTCGTCCTCGACGAAGCCGCCTTCATGGACCCCAGCGTCTGGTCCGAAGTCATCCGCCCCGCCCTCGCCGACAAACAAGGCTGGGGCCTCTTCATCTCCACCCCCGATGGAACGGCCAGCTGGTTCTACGAACTCTGGCAATACGCCGCCACCGACGACCCCAACTGGAAGCGCTGGAGCTTCACCACCATCGAAGGCGGCAACGTCCCACCCGAAGAAGTCGAAGCGGCCCGCGCCCAACTCGACGCCCGCACCTTCCGCCAAGAATTCGAAGCCAGCTTCGAAAACCTCAGCGGCCTCGTCGCCGTCAGCTTCAGCGACGCCAACATCAGCACCGACGCCAAAGACATCCCAATCCTCCCCCTCCTCCTCGGCATCGACTTCAACGTCGACCCCATGTCCGGCATCTGCGCCGTCAAAACCGGCGACACCCTCTACGTCTTCGACGAAATCATGCTCACCGGCGGCGCCACCACCTGGGACTTCGCCGAAGAAGTCACCCGCCGCTATGGCGTGGAACGTCGCATCATCGCCTGCCCCGACCCCACCGGCGGCGCCCGCAAAACCGCCGGCGTCGGCTTCACCGACCACACCATCCTCCGCAAATCCGGCTTCAGCGTCTCCACCCCCAAATCCCCCTGGAAAATCCGCGACAAAATCACCGCCGTCAACACCGCCCTCCTCGACGCCACCAATACCCGCCGCTGCTTCATCCATCCCCGCTGCCGCGAACTCATCAAATCCCTCCGCACCCTCACCTACACCCCTGGAACGGGCCTCCCCAACAAAAACCTCGGCGTGGACCACGCCTTCGACGCCTTCGGCTACCTCTGCCTCCAGCAATTCAACCTCGCAAAAGCCGGCCTGATGGGCAAAACATCATATAGGCTGTACTAGAGCACAATGGATACTATGTCCGAAGAGCAAAACGTTACCGAAAACCAAGAATTCGAGCACGAACTCGACAAATACTCCCCCGAAAATATCGACAAACCCAAAAAAGAACGCCGCACCCGTGGCGACAAACGCGCCGAAGAGTTCATCGAAGCCCGCCGCCGCCGCCTCTACCGCCACCAACTCGACGGCCACAGCACCCGCCAACTCGTCTACGACCACGCCGCCCGCGAAGGCATCGGCGTCGCCACCGCCTGGCGCGACTGGCACCAAGTCAGCATCTGGAACGAAGAAGACTGGAAAAAAGACCGCGAAAACATGCTGGCCCGCATCCAAACCATGCGAATCCGCCTCGTCAACGCGGCCATGAAAAAAGGCCAACTCCAAACCGCCGCCCAAGTCTTGGATTCCCTGGGACGTGTCCTCGGTGAATCCACCCCCGAACAAGTCTCCGTCTCCGCCCCACTCCTTAGTATCAACGTGGAGCCCAAAAAAGAGCCCGCCCAACTACCCCAAGCCGAGGTAATCGATGCCATTGAAACGCGGATCGAGCCAGAAAACCATCAGCGAGAACATCAAGAAGCTGATTAGCGAGGGCTACAGCCAAAAACAAGCCGCCGCCATCGCCTACGACACCGCCCGCAAAGCAAAACAACCCGCAAAAAAGCGCAAGAAGAAGTAGAATTGGCATAACCGCCGCCCTCCCCATGGCCAAACGCGGCCTCTACGCCAACATCGCTGCCAAACGCAAGCGCATTGCGGCTGGATCGGGCGAAAAAATGCGTAAACCGGGCACCAAAGGCGCCCCAACCGCCAAAGCCTTCAAAGACGCGGCCAAAACCGCCAAAAAACGCCCCAAACGCGGTAAAAAGTGATGGCCAACGTCGAAATCACCGCTACCGACCGCTACACCAACACGGTTGAGTACACCGGCGCCGAAATGACCGCCCTCAACGACGCCCTCGAAGTCCGCTGCCACGCCAGCGAATTCACCTTCGGCGCCCTAGTCACTGGATCGGCCAACTTCAAACTCGCCCTCGAATGCGGCTGCGAAGGCAGCGACACTTGGTTCGAAATCGACACCAGCAAAACCATCAACGAAGCCGGCGAATACGTCTACCCCTACAGCGGACGCCCCAGCTCCCGCATCCGCCTCCGCCTCTCCGAAATCAGCTCTGGAACGCCCAGCATCATCCCCCACATCGCAGTTGCTTACCACGGCTAATGGGCGTCCGCATCATCTCTGGCTACTCCACCCACTTGGAAGTCGACGCCGAGACCCACATGACCCAAGCCACCTTCGTATTCCCCACTCCCCGAGACCCTGACGACTTCGGTCAACTCATGACCCGCCTTGCCTCCGGCATCGAAGTCATGATCGAAGTCGACGACGGCGAAGAAGACGATGATTGAATACCGAGGCGAACGCTTCGCCGGCTACAACAAGCCCAAGCGCACCCCCAATCACCCCACCAAAAGCCACGCCGTCCTCGCCAAAGAAGGCGACCAAGTAAAACTCATCCGCTTTGGCCAACAGGGTGTCAAAGGCAGCCCCCCAAAGAAAAACGAGAGCGAATCTTACCGCAAACGCCGCGAATCCTTCAAAGCCCGCCACGCCGCTAACATCAAAAAAGGAAAAATGTCCCCTGCCTACTGGGCCGACAAGGTGAAATGGTAACTCAATGACCTACGCAGTTCCCGGCCAAATCCGCACCCACCTTGTTAGCTCCACCACCATGGGTGGACCGGACAGCCCGTTCACCCGCACCCAAGCGGTGCTGGACATGATGAAGGGCTGGGAAATCATGAAAGCCGTCACCAGCGGCACCGAATACCTCCGCGAAAACAGCGAAGCCTTCCTCCCAATCGAACCCCGCGAGGACTACACCGCCTACTTATCCCGCGTCAACCGCGCCGTATTCTCTCCCTTCACCCAACGCCTAATCCGCGCCGCCGCCGGCCTAATCCTCCGCAAACCCATCAACATCACCGGCGACCCCTACTGGACCGAAATCTTCTCCAAAGACGTTGACGGCTGTGGGTCGGACCTCGACGAATACGCCCGCCGCCTCCTCATCTGCTCCCTCACCTACGGTCACTGCCACACCCTGGTCGACTTCCCCGCCCCAACCGGAGCCCGCAGCCTCGCCGAAGAACGCGAACTCAACCGCCGCCCCTACTGGATCGAAATCGACCCCGCCAACATCTACGGCTGGCGCCTGGACCGTGAAGTCAACTACGGCAACCTAATCCAAGTCCGCATCAAAGAAAAAGCCGTCGTCCCCGACGGTGACTTCGGCGAAAAAGTCTACGACCAAATCCGCGTCATCGAACCAGGCCGCTACCGCATCTACCGCCAAACCGAAACCGTCAAGGCCATGGCCGGCGGCTTCCCCTACCCCAACGCCTTCGACGCCACCGACTCCACCTCCGACTACGAACTCATCGAATCCGGCGACTACACCCTGGACCGCATCCCGCTGGTCACGATGTACTCCGGCAAAACCGACACGATGACCAGCAAACCCCCACTGCTGGACATCGCCTACCTCAACCTGGCCCACTTCCAACGCCAAGCCGACCTAATCCACAGCCTCCACATCGCCTCCCAACCCATCCTCGTCCTAGAGGGCTGGGACGACCAAACCAAAGACATGGCGGTCAGCGTCAACTACGCCATGGCCACCCAACCCGGCAACAAGGTCTACTACGTCGACCCCGCCGCCAGCGCTTTCGAGGCCCAATCCGCCGAAATCAAAGAACTCCAAATGCAGATGGCCACGCTGGGCATCAGCACCCTCAGCCAACAAAAATTCGTCGCCGAATCCGCCGACGCCCGCCGCCTGGACCGCGTCGACACCAACTCCATGCTCTCCATGGTCTCCATGGATCTGGAGCAATCCCTCCAAAAATCCTTCGATCTCGCCGCCAACTACATCGGCATCGAACCACCCGAAGTCACCATCAACCGCGACTTCGACATCGACCGCCTTATCGGCCAAGACATCACCGCCCTCACCTCCCTCTTCGACAACGGCATCCTCGCCCGCGACGAATTCCGCCAAATCCTAATGCAAGGCGAAGTGCTCCCCACTGCCATGGAACGTAACTCCACTGAAGTAGCGCAGTAGAATATAAACGCAACAACACTTTGTCATGGGCCAATCGCTTGACAAGGTTCTCCAACCCGATGGATCGTACAAGTGGGAACTTGTCGATATGCGGGAAGAGGACCTGTATCCAGAGAAGAAAGCTGCACCCGCCCCTGCGCGTCGCCGCACCAAAAAGGCTGCCGAGCCCAAACCGTTTACCCCGTACATCCCCGAAACTGAATCCTGAACATGGAAGAGCAAGTCATCCAGGACGCGCCCGTGGCGCAGTCCGAGCAGCCCGTGGCTGCCGACACCGCTCCAGTCTCAGCCCCCGATCCATCCGACGCCCTCCGCGCCGAGTATGAATCCAAGCTGACCACCCTCCAAACCCAAGCCGCCGAAGCCGAGGAACGTTTCCAAGGCATCAAAGCCAAGCTCGACGAGGTCTACAAAAAGCAGGACGACCAACGCAAAAAGACGTTGGAAGACCAAGGCCAATGGAAAGACCTCTGGGAGGAAGCCAACAAAACCGCCCAGGAAAAGGACGCCCGCATCACCGAGCTGGAACGCCAACTCGACGAACTGCGCGTCTCCAACGAAAAAGCCGCCACCCGCACCAGCGCCCTCGCCGCTATCAGCCAAGCTGGAGCGATCAACGCCGAGCAGATGCTCACCCTTTTGCAGGGCAACCTCCAGAAAAACAGCGACGGCAAAGTTGTCGTCCTCCAAGGCGGTGTCGAGCAAGACATCAACACCTACCTCTCTAACTTGAAGAACCCTGGTTCGGGCTTCGAGCACCATTTCAAACCCAGCAGTGCTGCAGGAATGGGCGCCAAACCGACACCAAACTCCGCCATTTCCCCTGGAATGGCGAACCCTTGGAAGGAAGGTAGCATTAACATAACGAGGCAAATGCAGCTTGATGCACAAGACCCCGAACTCGCAGCAGTGCTGAAGAGAGAGGCCGGTCTTTGAGTCCCGGTGGGACGCTGCCTCGCCAAGTCCGTGGCTTGGACCCCGCAAACTTTTGACGTTGGTTTTCTAAAATGGCCGCCCCATTTCAGAACTATTCCGGCGGTGTCCTCCTCGCGGACATCGTAAAAAGGAATAACCTCAGCACCTACGTGTCTGAGGCGATCAAAGAGCGCAGCCTGTTCCTGAAGAGCGGTGCTGTCGTTCGCAACTCCCTGCTGGACGCCCGCGAAGGCGGCACCCGCATCCAAGTTCCCGAGTTCAATCCCGTGTCTCCCACCGAGGAGATCATGGATGGAACGGCCACTTGGGGCACCAGCAACTCTGGCTATCTGACCCCTCAGAAGATCGGAACTGCCACCCAGATCGCCACCATCTGCCATCGCGGCTTCGCGTATGCAGTGGATGACGTGGCCATCCTGGCTGCCGGCGAAGACCCCATGATGCACATCCGCAACCAGCTTGCCGATGCCATCAACAAGAAGAACAGCGAGCGTCTGTTCTCCCAGCTGGCCGGTCTGTTCGGTACCGCCCTCAGCGCCAACGCACTCGACCTGGGTGTCGCGGCTGCCTCTGGTGCGGACGAGGACAACTTCCTCAGCGCCGCTGCCGTGTCCCGCGCCCGCGCCCTCCTGGGTGAACGTGGCGATGAGCTGGACACCCTGGTTGTCCACCCCACGGTCGGCTTCTACCTGTATCAGGTCGGAATGCTGACCTTCTCCACCTCCGCACTCGCCGCTTCCGGCGCTGTGACCTGGGGTGGTGGCGGCGTGGGCGTCGGCGCCCGCAGCATCGGCGAATTCGCCGGCTGCCGCGTCATCATGGACCCCGCCGTCAACACCGTCGCCCCTGGAACATCCAGCCACCAGATCGAGTTCTACTGCTACCTGACCAAGTCAGGCACCATCCTCGAAGGTGTGCAGCAAGACCTCCGCATCGAGGCCGATCGCAACGTCCTCTCCAAGCAGGACGTGCTGAGCGTGGACTACCACACCGCCTACCACGTGATGGGCACCAAGTGGACCAACGCTGGCGACAACCCCACCAACACCGCCCTCGCCACCGCCGGCAACTGGAGCGCTACCTACGACATCGACCTGATCCCCATGGTTCAGCTCACCGTCAACAGCCCTCTGGACACCTCCGTGATCGCCTGATCTACGCTGATCACGGCTGCAATCGCCCCGCTTCGGCGGGGCTTTTTTATTGCCGCTACACTGAAACAAAGCCTTCTCTATTGCAGTGGCCGCAGTAATCGACGCCACATTAAGCGGACCTTCTTCCAACAGCTATGTAACGCTGGCGGAAGCCGACTCCTACTTTGAAACCGTACCAAATAGCAGCACCTGGGACGACAAAACCGACGACCAAAAAAACCGCTCCATCATCAGCGCTACCCGCTGGATCGACAGCCTCAACTTCTACGGCGACCGCTGCGACACCGAACAAGCCCTCAGCTGGCCCCGCAACAATTATCACATCGACCGCGTCGAACTGACCTGCAGCGAAATCCCCGCCGACATTAAATACGCCACCTACGAACTGGCCCGTGCCCTAGCCAACGACACCGACGCCATCACCGGCAACACCGGCACCACCGGCCTCTACGACGAAGTCAAGCTCGGCGAACTCCAAGTCAAATACAACAAACAAAGCCAAGCCACCGGCACCGTCAACAACGTCTTCGACGTCTACCCCTGGCTCCAGTCCTACCTTGGCGCGTACACCCTCGGCGGCTCCGGCGGCTATCAAGTCCGCGTCGTGAGAGGCTGACATGGGACGCATCGACACCACCTTCAGCCCAGTTCCCGACCAAATCCTGGCCGACTGGGGCCAAGACATCACCTACATCAAAACCGCAACTCCCCGCACCTACAACCCGGCCACCGGAGCCGTGACTGGAGCGGACACCCAAGTCACCGTCAAAGGCATCATCAGTCGCCTAACCCCCCGCGAATCCGAGGGCCTCTACCAAACCACGGATGTTAAGATTCTTATCGGAACCTCAGAATTGGGCGACTACTACCCAACCGAAGCCGACCGCGTCCAATACCCCCAAGCTGGAGCGACCCGCGAAGCCAAGATCATCAACGTCCTGACCTACCGTGGTGACAACCCCGTCTACCACACCCTTATTGTGAGGCCCCAGTAATGGCACGCGGATTCAAGCCCACAGAAGTTTTGAAAAAATGGGACAGGGATAAATCCTCTTTAATTTTCTTGGCAGCAATTAAGGCTGCAGAAAGAACTGTCGATGAATTACAAGAGGAAGGCCCCAGTTGGACTGGCCGTTTTTCAAATTCATGGCAAATCACAGGTCCTCAAGGCCAACAGGTTAAAGGCGATGGACAGCCTGGCGATCCAAGGCCGCTTCGCTTTAAAGAAGGACCTTTTACTGGTCCTCAAGCACTAGCCACACTGGTCAGCAGAAACATTTTTAAGGACAAAACTGTATTCACAATTTCTAACTTTTCTGAACACGCTGCTATAGCTATCGACGCCGTTGAACAATCAAACTATGCGTATCCTCGCGGTTGGGCCATAAACCCCGATGGTCCGTCTACACAATTAGGTCAATCAAAACTTGACCCAGTACCACAAGGTCGACAAGGAGCTAGTAGCTATCGCGGAGACATAGGCGGCGGTAACCCTAATAGCAGCTCCAGCCGCACAGCACCTTTGGACTGGTTCGCCACTTTTGCAGAAGGAGGCCGCCTCGATAAAGCAGTCAAAATAAGTATGGATGAAGCGCTAAGAAAAGCATTTCGATGAACTACCAAGCAATCCGCGCCTCAATGGAATCCCCGCTGCTGACAGCGTTCAACAGCCTGGTTCCTCCTGTCCCGGTGTACTTCGATAACATCACAGCCGTCCCACCCAACACAACCACCGAATACGTCCGCGTCAACATCACCTTCGGACTAACCAACGAACCAACACTCACATCCAGTGTCGACAATGCGCGTGGAGCGCTCGTAATTCGCGTATTCACCGAAAAAGGCCGTGGCCCGGCCCGCAATCAACAACTCATAACAACCGCAGTAAACGCCCTAGAAACGCTGAACGACACCGCAAAAACAACCGCAGGCGTTTACGTCAAACTTGGTGAAATCAACGGCCCCACATTCTCAGCAACCGAAGAATCTCCCCACTTCATGGGCCGAATCGACACTGGCTACACAGCGACTGTGTTGTCATAACTACTTGCGCTAACCTATAAGAAGCCGGGCAGTGCCCGCAGAAGTCTCTATTCCTGGTACGCCCCATGGCCACCACCGTTCTGTCCGGCACTTCAGGTGCCCTCTACTACAAACCCGCTGGTACGACCGGCACCTTTGGTGAAAACGACGTCAATACCACTGACGACGAAATCACTGTCGCCCCCTACCTGAACTTCAAGGTCGGCGACCCCGTTGTGTTCAGTATCGTCAACTCCCAGACCGGCGGTTCCGGCACCGGCACTTTGCCCGCTGGCATCAGCTCAGGAACTACTTACTACGTCATCAGTTACACCGCTTCCACTGGTGTGCTGCAGGTGTCCGCAACCCTTGGCGGCTCAACCATCACCATCACCGACGACGGCACCGCCGCTGCCCCGAACGAATTCCAAGTTGCCTACGCCGACTACGCTGTGGTCGGCCAAGTCCGCGACTGGAGCTTCGAGATCACCCGCGCCGAGATCGACGTCACCACGATCGGCCAAACCCCTGGTCAGTACGTCCCCTTCCGCGCCTACATCGCCGGTTTCGGCGACGGTACAGGCACCGCAACGGTCTACATGACCAACGAAGACGCCGCCCTCTCCAACCGCATGGTCGAGGACGTCCTCCAACGCCAGCAAGTCGGCGCCGCCTTCAAGCTGTACACCGACCGCGTCTTCTCCGGTGGTTCGCTCGACGACACCCTGAGCCGCTCCATCGAGTTCGATGCCACGCTGACCTCCGCCAGCATGAACATCAACCCCGACGATGCTCAATCGGTTACCGTAAACTTCCGCCCCGCCGGTGTTCCTTCCTTCGACCTCAGCACCAGCGCCTGATAGACCGCTACAGCATACGGATACACGCCCCGGACCACCGGGGCTTTTTCATGCTGGAACGCTACAGTAAACCTATACACCATCACTTGCTATGCCGGTTCCTACCCGCGCCATCGACCGCCTGCGTAAGGCCGCTAACCTCGAACCCACCAAGCGCGAAATCGAACTCTCCGACGGCAGCATGTTCGAGATGCACGTCAGCCCCCTGACCATGGCTGAACGCGAACGCGCCCAAAAACAAGCAAAATCAGACGACGCCTCGGCATTTGCCCTGCAACTGCTGATCAGCAAGGCCATGGACGAAAACGGCAAGAAACTCTTCAGCCCCGGTGAAATCGACGTACTCAAGAACGAAGTCAAAGACAAGGACCTTCAAGCCTTGATGCTCGGCATCCTCGACGACGGCAACGACGAGCCGATGGACCCAAAAGCCTGATCGCGGACCTTCGCAAAGACAACTGGCTCATGCTCCAATTTGGCGTCGCCAAAGAACTCGGCATGAGCCTCTCCGAAGTCCGCACCACCATGACCCCCGAGGAGTTGATTGCCTGGAGCGCTTACTTTAGTATTCTAAACGAAGACCAAGAAAAGCAAATGGAGAAAGCCCGTCGCCGCCGTTAAACTAGGAGTAGTCAACACGCGAAGCCGTGGCTTACCAAAGCGAAATAGAGCTTCGCGTAAAGGTCTTAGACCAAGAACTAAAACAACTGGAACAGCGCTTAGAGAAAATACAAAACCCTTTTGATGTAGCCGGCAAAAGAAAACGCACCCGCGCTCAAACGGCAGCAGTACGTGCTCAAAAAGCTGAAGCCGAACTTATTCGACAGTCCATCGAGGACTTAGATCGCTTAAGGGAAACGAAAGAACGTAAAAGATTACAAACAAATCTCCGTAGGGTCCGTTATTTACGCGATCAGCGCATCAGGGCCGAGCGGGAAGTCCAAGCTGTCGCCAGCAGACAAGCCGCCACAAGACGTGAGGCCGTGGGAAGTGCCGTCATCGGTGGCGCGTTCCCGCTGTTGTTCGGCCAAGGCGCAGGTGCTGCAGTAGGCGGCGGACTGGGCGGTGCCGCTGGCGGCGCTCTCGGAGGCCAGTTCGGCTTCGGCCTGTCCTTGGTTGGAACGGCAGTAGGTCAAGCGGTCGACACTATTACGAGACAACTAAACGATCTTGCGGCCTCCCTAAAAACACCATCCCAGGCGCTTATTGCTCTTGAAGAAGCAGGCATAAAAGTTGCCGACAGCAGCAAGCAGCAGATCGCGCAGCTTGAAGAAGCGGGGCGGGTCTACGACGCACAAACTGTTTTGTTTGCGGAAATTTCCGCAAGACTAGGCACAGATGCAGTAAATCAACTTAATGCCCTTAACGACGCTTCAAACGATCTTCAGCAAGAATTTTCCGATCTTAAAGGCCAAATTGTATCGGATCTACTGCCTGCTGTTCTTTTAGCGACACGAGCTTTTGCCGATATAATTAGTATCCTTAACCGCATTGAAGTCCCACAAGCGTTAGCACAGCTGGCACTTGGGCTGGCTTTTGTTCCAGGCGGCGGCCCTGGTGGCTTTGTTGTTCGAGGCGCCGGGGAAGCCGTTCAAGCACTTGCCCCTGGAACTACACCGGATCGATCCCAAGCACAAGAACAACAAACCAAGCTGGACCGTGCAACGCAGAACAGAATAGAGCTTTTAAATCAAGAGCGAGATTTACTAACTTTAAACAATAATTTATTGGACGATGCTGTTTATAATGAGCAACGAAGAGCTATCGAAAATAGGTTTATTAAAGAAGAGCAAAATTTAATTCTTTCAGGAAAAGGTACAGAAGAAAAAGTAACTGAACTTATCTTACAAAAAGAGCGCGACCTCAAAAAATTAGCCGACGATCGAGCCACAGCGCAAGAACGTGTAAACAAGGAAAAACAACGCGAGCTGGAACGTGCCGCCCGTGAAGCAGAACGCGCCGCCAAAGAAGCCGCCCGCGCTCAAGAGCAACGTATTAACCAGTTAAACTCCGCCCTTGTGGGTGCTGCTCAAACAGAAAATGAACTTATAAGAATTCGCCGAGAGGTCTTAGAGCTTGAAAAGGGAGCTCTTGCTGCAATTGAGCAGCGTCTTGAGACAATAAATAATGAGCGCAGTAACGAGGCCATAATTCTAGACATTAAGTATAGTAGACTACTTGCTGATGCTAAATCAAACAAGGAAGCGGACATTCTTTACGATACTTACGTAAAACAAACCACTATTTTAGAGGAGCAGCGCAAGCTTGATCTTCGCCGGGCGGAACAACGGAAGCGGCAGCTCGAAGTTGAGCGAGAGATACTCCGAGTTCAAACACAACTAGCTACGGCTGCCGTGGGCCGTGATATTGGGCGTCAGATCGAAGACGTTCAGCGGGGCCTATCTTCTCCTTTTGGTGGGGAAGACGCCGAACGCCTTGATCTACTTGTGAGCCAGGAACGTCGCCGCATAGATGCTCTACGAGAAGTAAATGAACAAATAAACGAGCAAACACGTTTGCGCGAAGCCGCAGCTCCTGGCGAACGGGCCGAGTTCGATATACGAATCCAAGGACTTCAAGACCAACTAACCCTTTATGAACGCTTACTTCCGCAGCTCGACGCTGTAGAGCAAGCGCAGCTTCGCCAAAACCAGCTGATGGAACGCTATGGCTTCCTGGCCAACGAGCTATCCACAGCAATGTCCAGCGCCGTACAAGCCGTGGTCACCGGCACTGGAACGGTCGAGGAAGCCTTCGCCACGATGTTCCAAAACATTGGCCGCGCCTTCATCGACATGGCCACACAGATTCTGGCCCAAAAACTGTTCATGACCGTACTTGGTGCGCTCGGCGGTGGCGGCGGCTTAAACTTTGCTGGCGGCAGCGCGGCTTCCGGGCTAAACGCAGCCAACCTCATGGGCGGTGTTGGTCCGATCCCCGGATTCCGCGCCTCCGGCGGCCCCGTCAACGCAAACCAGCCTTACATCGTCGGCGAACGCGGGCCTGAGTTGTTCATGCCATCCAGTAGTGGCATGGTGCTATCAAATAGTGACACCCGTGACAAGCTTGAGCAGCAAGATGCTGCGATGCGTGGCAATGAAGCCACCCGTCAGCAGCTCATTAAGCAGCAAAATACAATGACGACAAACCGCATCCGTGAAGTGGAACGCACATCTCAGGCGATGCTGGCCAGCCCAGATCCGATCGATGTACGGTACGAATCCAGCGTGATCAATAATGTCGAGTACGTCACTGCTGAGCAGCATCGCAAAGGCATGGCGCAAGCCGCTGAGCGCGGTCGTCAACTGACACTACAGGCATTGCAAGGTAGCGTGAAGACACGCAAGAAGGTCGGATTATGAGCGCATTCGCCTTTGTCAACTATGCGCGGTTCATGGAGAATTCCTCGACCGCAACCGCCTATGCGTACCAGAACTTCTCCGTCAACGTCACCAGGACGTACAGCGGAGTGACGTACAACTTTCTGCCGTTTGCTATCTCAACTGGCGCTGGCAGCAAAGGTGGTGATAGATCCGAAGCAGTGCTGGGTGCTGGCACCAATGACATTAGCGTCAACATTTTCGCCGAGGCCGTTCAAAGCCGCTGGTTGCTTGAACTCAAAACCGTCAGTCTTGACATCACAGACTTCAGCGACGGGTGCTGAGCACCGAATTGGTTGGTGCGTTACCTAGCAGCGGCTCGCTGGTGGTGAGCTGATGATCAACTGGCGCCGCTGGATTGGGCTGCCGCATCGATTCGGCGAGCATCCCGGCAATGATCGCGGTGCCGATTGCTTGATCATGGTATGGGCGATCCTCGATTCCGTTGGCGTGTACCACCCGCCATTCAATGAAAAGTGGCTTGAGCTGGCACGTGCCGCTGAATGGGAAGAGCTGCAAGCGCTATGGGATGCCGCAACTGAACCAGCGCCTGAGATGGAAGAGTTCTCGGTGTGCTTATTCGAGAACGGCGCAAATGGGCTTGGCGTCGGTATCGTAGTAGAGAACGGAGTCTTGATTGTGCATCACAAACGTGGCGTGTGCTGGTTGCCACCACGAGCCATGCGAGAATCCGAGTACCGTCGTTTTGTGCAATGAATTTACTTCCATGCGGTGATTGCTGGTGTTGATCCAATCACGCTAGCTGTTGTCAGCATTGTCATTGGCATCGGCAGCACGATTGCGGCTTCGTTCTTCAAGCCCAAACCTGTTACCACTCAAGAATCTGCAAGACGGCCATCAGAGATCCGCGAGATTGGTCGCGGCGGTGAAGCCATCACTAGCAATCAGCGGTTTGCGCCACGGTATGGCTTTAACTCAACGCAGGAAATCTCCACACTCGGATCAATCATCCCGTTGGTGTACGCCAACAAGGAAACGATCGGCGGCGTAGTTTATGGCGGCGTCCGTGTCAACACGCAACTGCTGTGGTCGCAGATTTACAGCCTAGGTGGTTCGCAGATGTTGCGAGCTATTTTCTTGGTCGGCGAAGGTCCGATTAGCGCTATCGATGCGAAGAATTTTGCATCTGGCGGCAACACGCTGACAAGCTATGACTTTGGCAGTAGTACTGCGAATGAGACTGGCTCGCGCATGGCAGTGTATGCACGCTACGCAAGCGGGCTGACAACACGAATCCTTCCAAGCGATCACGTCTACGGTCGCGATCCAGCCGAGGACGTCGGCAATACCAATAACATCACCGTTGGTTCGACGGATGTTTTCGGTGTAAGGATTGGCAATACAGTAACCACTGACTTCTGTTCCGCGCAACGCCCCAGCAACCAGACCACTTTCGGGCTCTACGCATTTTGCGGCAATGACTTTGGGATGCGACCCAATCCTGTGTTCGAGCCGCAGGTCAGAGCGCAGCTTTTGCCGGAGGGAGACGAAGGTCGCACCAAAGTTAAGTGCGTACTTGATGAAGCTAAGTGGGCGCAACGCCGAAAGGCACAAGCGTTTTACGGTTCTCGGAGCGGTATTACATCGGAAGGGCTGGGCACTATTGATGGCACGACAACTTACACGCTTTACTCATCCAGCGATAAAGACACTGTATTTGGGCGTGACATTAAAGATCTGACCACTGTTGGCGAGTGGTCGATCACGAAAGAATTGATCACACCAGAAACACCCGGTGCGTTTGCCAAGCCCTATACAACAGGCAGCGGCTCATCAACAAGTGCAAATCTGAAGTATCGCGACAGCAACTTGCAGTCACTCACTGCAAGTTTACTCGCAAGGTTAACGGTAAGCGTTACTGCTGTCGAGGTCGGCACAAGCGTTGCAGTTACCTGGCCCGGCACAACTGTTATCGACGTAAGCAGCCCAAGTCACTCCAACGTGGCATGGATCGCAGTAAATCTGAGCTTTGACAGTAGCGGTCTCGAAAACGTCTCGAACAATAACGTGATTGACACTGAACTTGAACTGCTGAAAGCAAGCAAATTCAAGATTACTCTTAGCAACGATCTTACGGCTGACGATCCTGAAGACGACGTAACAGTTGTTCAGTACCACAAGATTCTCGTTGAGTCCGAGAGCTTGCAAGAGATCAGCCTTACATCGCCAAGCTATTCTGCACCAACTTATTCGTCGCCGTCTCTTAGCACAGGCACAACTACCATTGATGGGCAGACGGTTTTGACAAGTGCAAGTCTGTCTGGAGGTGGCATCACCAGTGGTTCGGTCACGTTCTCTGAGCTTGATGTCACTACCACAGTTGATTACCCCACGTTTAAGTTCGATCGCAAAAACTCTAGTTGGACCAATCCAACAACATCTGATTCGTTCCAAGATCGGCACTGGCCTTGCTGTTTGCACAAGCCGCACCAATGGTCCATTCAGCTCTGAGGTTGACAATGCAACTCTGACCGTTAATGCGACCTTCAAGACTGTCCGCACTGGCACGGTCAGCACTAACACGCAGGCGCAGATCGAGAAGGATGGCGACACATGGATAGATGAACTATTTGACACAGGCACCGCAGATCCTGAACCGCGAAACGTTGCCACAACAGACGGTCACATCATGCGTTGCGCGATCGGCAGCGTATCCACGACCAGGCCATGCAAAGTGGTTGAGTTTGGCCTGAAGTCAACGCTTGGCATCCGCATCAATGGCATCACCAATTTCAACTCAGCCAAGGGTTTCACCGAGTGCGATAACCGCGCTTGCCTTGACTACAAAGATGATGTGTTGAACGAAGGCACAGCACTTTATACCGATGTCCATCGTTCCAACACGATTTCCACCAGCTCTGAGCGCTACAGCTTCTTCAAAATCAGCTACAGAGTCGCAGGCAGCACTGGTGCATTCACTACATTTGCAAATCTTTACGGAGTGCGTAGCGCGACATCGCAACCGATATTCAATTACATCCAGCTCAACATGCCCAGTATCAAGCAATGGGAGTTCCAGTTCGAGCCTGTGTCCGGCTACGAAGTGCGGAACCATTCAAGCGGCAAAACGCTTTATGTGCTTGATGCAAGCTATGCGTTTGGCACAATTGTCAACATCACCGAAACCGGCAGTGTTGGCGTGATGTTCACTGGTGTGTCGGTCACCAACAGCGCTGATACATTTGCGATCACGGTTGGTCGCAGGCCATCAGCATCAGGGCAGCTCAACTACCCCCAGAGCGATGCCGACTACAGCAACGGCGATACGTCTTTGATCGACACCTGGGGCAAGCTTGCCGAGAAGTTTATTTTTGAGGAGATCACAACTTCAGCCGAAGGCGGTCCAGAGCACGAAATCGTTTACATGAACGAGATCGTCACCAACGCATCCGCGCCAACCTACGACAATCTTGCCTTGATTGGCGTCAACATCAACTCCTCGGTCGAGTGGCAGCAGTTCAACCAGTTCAGTTGCTACGTCACTGGTGGCAAAACCTGTCGTCGTCTGCGTAACAGTTTGACCACTGGAGCGACGCACCTGTTTCCCGACATCGTGCTGGATTTGTTGACCAACACAACCTACGGACGTGGCGATCTAATCACTGATGACATGATCGATCTGACCGAGTTCGAGGATGCAGCCGACTGGTGTTACACCCGCAAGTATTTCTACGATGGCGTGATCGGAGATCAAGTCAACATCCGCCAGTGGTGCGCTGATGTTGCTGCCACGCATCTGCTGATCTTCGGCGAATCAGATGGCAAGTTCTTTCTGCGGCCAGCGTTGCAATTTGACGCGGTAACGATCAAGGGTCTATTCACTGCAGGCAACATCGTCGAGAACAGCTTCAAGTTGCAATACTTCGACCCCGAGGAACGCGATCCTATTCAGGTGTCAGTGCGTTACCGCGAAGAGCGTGCCAGTACCAACTACGACAACCCTGGCATGTTCCCAACCGTGCGCGAAGTGCTGGTGCGTGAAGCATCCGCCAGTTCCAGCGTCGCGCTCGAAACCATCGACATGTCGGACTATTGCACCAGCCGCGACCATGCGATCGATGCTGCCAAGTTCGTAATCAGGATGCGTCGCATCCCAACGCACACCATCAGCTTCACCACAACGCATGAAGGTGTGTTGATGGCCATGGCACCAGGCGACTACATCAAAGTCGGCATGGATGCCACCGAATACGACGAGTTCAACAATGGCGTCGTCACACCCGAAGGTGCACTGGTCAGCACAAAAACGCTCACCGACGGCACCCACACCGTGATTGCTTGGAACGGTGACGCCGATACCGAACCAGCAGATGCAACTCTGACCGTCAGCGATAGTGGCAAGACTGGCTCACCCACTGGCATCGTCTTCACCGTCAAGCTGCCCAGCACTCAAGTCCGCACGTATCAGATCGAGCGCATCACACCAACGGAAGATGGCGCATTTACAATAGAAGCAGTCCACATGCCAACCAACAGCTCAGACATCCTTGAGCTTGCCGATGGCTTTGACACTGCCGGTAACTGGACG